GACATTCCCTAGACCAGTCAATACTTCGTTCTCACTAAATTCAAATCCACTTCCAGGAGGTGTTAGTATTCTCTTCCTTTGGAATCGAACTTGTGTAAATAGATTTGCTCCAGTATCATTTGATATGGCAACTATAGCTTTCAGTCTTAAATTTTTTCCACTATCGATTAACTCTTTTGTTATTCTGTAAGCACCATCTTCCAATGTAGGGCCGTTTACAACATTATCCCAAGGTATTGTGTCAAAGACTATATTGATATCTTGTCTGTCTAATGCACCATTGTATATTTTAGATGAACGCGTTATCTCATATCTACCACTAAATGTATCGACAAATACATTTCCATCAACATCAACTTGCTGAGCTAAATCATCACTCAATCTATCAATAGCTCTATTGTATTGATTAGCATTGTATACGGTTCGTGTCGCAGGTAATCTTAGTATACCATATTTGGTATTACTACCATCGGCTAGCGTATATGAAATTATCTGATTTGAAATGTTTCTTTTTATTTCTCTTCGTTCAAATACTTCACTTACATTATCTATTTTTTTCTCAGATGATAGTTTTACTAATTTATCTACTTCTATTCTCGCCATTATCTAACTACCTTAAATATAGGTCCTTCAAAAAATTCACTTTTACCATTTCTATCAACTCTAAATTCAAATTGATAAAATCTTTCAGGCTGAAGTGTATTAAACCAAAAATCAAAATAATTACCAGTCGAATCACAATAAACCTTAGTATATGTGGTATCAAATGGGATTATTGCAAGATTTGTTTCAGCATCCCTCAACTGATAATAAGTAGTTTGTGGTAAATATTTAACATCAGTATATCCGTAAGTATTCGAAAATGTTCTTTGTGGATATGTTGCTCTGCCAACTAATCGTAATTTTGATTTTGAAGTTTCTTTATATTCAGATGCTATATTTTTAACATAAAGCGTTATATCATCATCTAATAATGGTGTAAGTGAACCAGTTTCAAATGAACCGCTCGACCATCTTACTTCTAATGTAGGAACATAAATGGTATGAGTTTCGTTTGAAAAGAATTTAGATGAACCATACCTATCAGAACCGCTCTCTTGTGATATAGGTCGTTTAATAATAAATCCATTGTTAGCTCTATTACCACTCAACCAATCATTTACATAATCAGTTACATCAACTCTTAAATCTGTTGTATATCTGTTAAAGGTTTGAGATACAGTAGTGTTGGATAACGATGAAGTATACCACACAGCACCACCAGAGTTCTTAAAATAACTTGCTTCACTTATCGGTGTACTTGCAACAGAACCAGAAAACTGTATTTTGAAATTATCTAATGAACCACTAGCTCCATTAGAACCCGTATCAAAAAATGTATATGCAAAAATGTAATCACCATTTAACTCAGGAGTGAAAACTATTGATTGTGTTTGTGGTGTATCATATGAAGATGAAATGCCAGATACAAGGCCTGTATAATTTAATCCATTCGGGTCATAGATTGTAAATCCAATATTAGGAAAATCACCTGGATTAATTTCACAACTCATTGTATATTCTAATTGCGTTGACAGATTTTGAATGTATGTAGCATCACCACCACCTAAATTATCAGCATATAAATTTAACTTTGATTCAGATGCGAACATTCTTGGTAATTCTTCAGATGTATTTTTTATCACATTTCTCAATAAAAATCTACCAACCCCAGTTGTAAATGTTTCGTATCTTAATGTATTTCCCTCATTAATATAAACATAAAGTTCATCAAATGTGGCTGTATTAGTAGTACCATCACCATTACCATCGAATAAAGTAAATCTCAATTGATATTCACCTGCTACAGTAGTTCCTAATGTAAATGATTGTGTTGATGCAGTTGTAATTGTACCAACCATATTTTGATAATCATCTTCGGTTTTTAAAACACCATTTGGGTCTTTTACTCTAAATTGAATATCATCAAATGAATTTGGATTTATTTGAAATTGTACTTCATAGGTTTGATTTGCTGCAAGTTGTAAAGGAAATACTAATGTAGTTCCAGCATAATTCGATGCTGAAATAACCAATTTATTATTTTCATTAAAAAGTATTGGTTCGTTTCCATTCACATCATTTATAGATTCAGTTATATAGGCTGAACCAGTTCCATTTGAGAAACTTTCATATAAAATTATACCATCGCTTGGTGGTAATATTTCTCGTATACCATTTAATAAGTCTGTATTAGATACATCCCAAATATCAGTATCAGTTCTGTAAACCCAATTACAACCCTTTGTTGTTAATGGGTTATCATAAAACAATCCTTTACCCTCAGACCACATATCTTTTAATGGATAAACTTCTAAATCATACTCAGTTTCCACTTCGTTTTCATCCACAGATGTTAAGTTTAAGTAGAACTTTTTCTCACCTGATATTTCTCCATTTGATATTGATGCTGATAATGATGTTAAATCAAATTGAGCTAGTATTCTACTATTACCAATCCAAGTAGTATTGAACTCCTCATCAAAAAACTTAGTTACCTCCAATATTTCATCATTACCTGTATTTTGATTTTTACGAAGATTCTGTTCATAAATGGTAGTATCTTTTTGACCGTATATTCTGTATATCATCTTATCTCTCCTTAGAATGATTGAGTTACTACCCTACCTCTAATATCGTTTTTAGGGAATTTAATTTCAAATATTGATGGATCTTTCGCTGGGTATATAATACCATTTTTAGTAGCATTACTGATACTGTATTTATTTGGTGAATAGTTACCGTTAAAACGATTAAATACCCTCAACCCACCTTCACCATTCCTGTCAGGACGAACTACGCTCTGAACCCCCTTAACACCATCTAACAGTACATATAATTTAGATAGTTGTATTGGTTCACCTATTCTCCAATTATCAATATTAAAGTAATCGGTAATAGAGTTAATACACCTCAGTAGTACTTCATTTGAATTATATTCAGGTAATGTAATTATTTCAAAATCAATACCAATGTTTATGATGAAAGCATCTTTAATGTTAACTGCATCAGTTAGCATTCTATAATATGATATGTAATTTTTTAAGTTGTTTTTAGTAGCAGGGTTTAATTGTGTTAAGTTTTTATTTGAATCATACCCCAATGTGTATAAATTTAGAGCCAATGGATTTGGTATAGTATTGTTTGTTTTACTATCAATTTGGTAATCTTGTGTAATATATGCTTTGGCAACAGACCCAAATTGAGGTGGTAATGCATAACATCTCATTATATAATCTTCTTTGGTAACTGTTCTATTTTGTGCTGCAAAGAATGCCATTGCATTATTACGAATTTCGTCCATACTCTCTTCACTTCTACCACCCCTAGCTGGTTCAGGATTTGTTACAGCTAATGAGCTTTCTACAAATCGTATAATATCGCTATCCAAATTCGATTGATTTCTAAATGTAGGTACTACTGATACTATACTTGTCAAATCTTTAGCAGAAACATTATCTACTACACCATTACCGACTAAGTATTCAACAGTTAATGTAGTGTTAGCTGGAGCTACACCATATGTCTTTGTATATAAGAAGTTAGATGGGTCAATACCTTGGTCTAAATCACCAACAATATTGTATAACGATGAACCCACATTATCTGGGTTTGGTATAATTTCTTCATCAGCGTTATTCGATATACCAGCACCAAACTGAATAACCATTACACCCTTATCTTCTAATCTTGTTATGAACCTTTTTGGAACTCTTTTCAATTTCAATAAATATGGAGTATCACCATTGTATTGAGAATATTCAGATGTATTATCTTCGTTATTTTCTATTTGTTGAAAAACGGTATCTTGTGCTAAATATGGAACGTGAGTCCATTCATCACCATCGGAATCCGTTATACTCTTTATTCTAATTAGATTGGGATTTTCTATTTTAATCTTATCATATATCTTAGGTGAACCAAATGTAAATGTTGATGTTTCTAAAGTTCCACTTGAAGCTTTTACTGTTTTTTTAAGAAGGTAATAAATAGGTTCATTTGTAGACTCATTTATTTGATAAACAGATACTTCGGTTGGATTAAATGATGATGATACTGAAAAATCAATTTCACCTTGAACTATGAAATTAACATCTCTATTTTCAGATGAACCAACCTGCATACCATCTTCTATTTTCATAGCGTAATCGTAATCAGGTCTTACACTATCACCACTACCAATTGATGGTACTAATTGAAACACATCCAATTTAACTGTAGCAGGTATATAGTTTTTTGGTTTATACCCATATGCAGCTGCGAGATTAAATAAATTTCTATTCTCTTCAGCTGAAGTTAGTAAACTTTCTCTAAGTTGTGTATCTGTATAAAATGAAAGAACATCACCAACATATGATACCATTTCAATAAACATCATACCAGGTGATGATTCATTAAAATCATTATAGGTATTTGGAAAATATGTTTTGGTAAAATCAATCAGATTTTTTCTAAACTGACCAAAATCTCGGTTGATTAAATTTACATCTTTCTTTACTAAATCATTTTTAACTGCGTTTGCCATTATATTACCTATTCTATAGTAGTTGTTCCTGCTGAATCTATAAATAATACTATTTGCTGATTAGCTCCCTGTTCGGTTACTGAGAATTTTAATTGAATTCTTACATAATTCCTATCAGTATCTACATCGACAATAATATCATTAATAATTATATATGGTAGCCATAAATTAATATCATCAGTTAAACTTTCTATCAATCTATCTGATAAATCATCTGATATCTGCTCAAAAAGTAAAGAATATACATCTGACCCAAATTCTGGTTGAAAAACTCTCTCACCCTTTCGTGTCAATAATAGATTTTTTAGGTTTGATATAGATTGTTCTTCAGTTGTATAACTTAACTTAAATAAACCACCTATTTTTCCAAATGGTAATGTTACGCCAATCGCAACATTATCATTTAAATCCAAAGGGTTATATCTATATTCTTTCCTTTTTCGTATCACCTATTACTTTCCTTTTTTAGCATTCATAGCTTTCATTAACTGAGAATAATCTTTTGTTAATGCATCACCAATTGCAGTTCCTTCTAAGTTTACATTCATCGGATTACCTTCTGGATCAATAGTTGGTGTCATACTATTTAATCTACTATGTTCATCACCATATCCTAACATACTAGCCATAGCAGCTCTATCAAAACCTTGAGCTTGGTTTGATGTAAATGTTTTACCATTTAAATTTTTCCACTCACCGCTATCATATGTTTCCAATAGTATATCATTAAGTGTAGAGTTTTTTGAAAAATTCATATTGGGTTTTTTCTTCAAAGGTACATTATCAATTATTTCTGATAATGGTTTATTTTTATTTGGTTTTTCAGAAAGTAATGGCTTGCGTGATTTTTTAACCTCAGTTAATATAGGTTTTAATTCTTCTCTAACCACTTTTCTAACTACTACTTCTAAAAGTTTTGCTAATTCTTTTGCGTTCATAATACTATTACATTTTATATAAATATCAATTTGTTTAGTTTTATCATTGAGACATTTGTTTTAATTCAGTTAATAATTGTTGAACTTGAGCTACATTTGTCGCAGCGGCTGTTACTCCACCTGTTGATGTTGCAAATGTTGCAACTCCTGATGTTAAATCTGCCAATTGTTCAATTAGCTTTTCTAAAATTGTAAACATCTTATCCATATCAGCCTTCCAATTAGGTGTTGATATGTTTACTGATTTGTTACCACTGATTAGAACTGAATCTGTTTTTGAATTAAGTATAATTCTATCCGAATTAAATATAATCTGAGGCTTAGTATAGTTATTTGGTGGTGTTACCCCAAGCGAAAAATTGTGAGATGGTTTTAATTTGATTTTTTGAGATGATGTGAGATAGATGGATGATAAATCCTTATTAACATCCTCTACTATAAATTTAGCAGGTGAATTTCCATTCCTACCATTTGATAATATGGTAATCGGGTCTGAAGCCTTATTTGAACTCCAATTAATCTGCTTTGTTGTATTTGGATTTTTAGGTGAATATCCAAACCTAAGAGAATGACCAAACCTACCTTCAAATAGAACATCACCTATATATGGTTGTAATGAATTTATATCAGTTCTTTCTTCAAACCCATCGCCAAGATTTGGTACGGTTTTTGTGCTAACATTTGCTAAGCCATTTTGAACTGATAAATAATCTGAAATTGTATCAGTTGTTACTACATCTTTAGAACCTACTAGCGCATTATTATGAACACTCTGTTGTAATGATAACGGATTAAGATAATAGTATGTTTTATTTTGCTGCCTCTCATCAGGAGAAGCAGTAGCCGACTGAGCTTGTACTAATAATACAGTCTCATTTATTAATGGTATATTTTTTGATGATAAATCGTATGGATATGCTGTAATTGGTTTGTTTACAATTCCTTGTAGATAACATTGTATAGAATACAATTCATCTGGCTTATCATCTCTTAAATTTATTTGTTTTACAGTACCAAGTAAAAACATTATTCATCTCCATCATCTTTAAGCGAATCTATTTTTTCATCAATCATTTTTGCGTTTTCCAATAATTGCTTCTTTTCTTCCTCTGATATTGAAAACCCACCATCTTCAGATGAATTAGCATCTTTCAACATTCTCTGAACGATTGCTGCTAGTTTTACAATCTGTTCATCATTTTTAACGGATACTTCCATATACTCTTTAATCAATGGAACTACTAATGTAGCATCACCGATATTCTGAACCAATGGTTCTAATTGAGCTATAAGAAGTTTTAACTGTCTATCTTTCTTTTTTGAATTATTGTAGATATCACTCATTATATCCGAAAAAGTTTTTCCCTTAAATAATTCTGTATCTTTATCCATTTCTTTAATTCAATGTTTTATATTCCAAACTTATACTACCATTAGTAGAGTATTCATTGTATAACTCTATGTAAATCTGTTTAAGTTTACCAACAACTTTTGTTATATATTGTGTATGAACTCCAGTTCGTTCTCTAATAAGTATGTAAAGAGCCTTCTTATTGTAAGAATATAAATCATTTCTATTCTTAAATAACTCAATAATTGAATCTGCTATCTTTCTATCTCTATCCCTATCAAACAAATTATTTAAATGATAATCAATATACCTCGTATAGTAGTCCATAAAGTCAGATCTTTCTTCCTTTATCCTATCTGATATAATTTCATTTACAACATTACGTGATGTATCAATTGCCATGATATCATCTCTGTTTTTCATTCTATCATAATTACTATTGTTCTCATTAAACAAATAGTTTCTAGCTACCACCGTAAAATATGAGAATGCTCTACCCGCTGTACCATCGAATCTATCAATTTTTTCATTTAAGAACGCAACTACATTTGCTTTTACATCTTCATACGGATCATCAAAATAGTAAGTTTTGTAGGTATGTATTACATTCTCAGCTAATTTGTCAAATGGATAATGTATGAATCTATTGTAGATTTTATTTTTCAATAAATTATCATCACAATTATTATATGCGTTTATAGCAATTTCTGTTATATTTGTAAAATATCTCTTACTCCGTTTCCTCTTCGCCATACTCACCAAACTCCTCCTTTAAATCATCTACTATAGTTTTAAGTTCTTTGAAAACATAACCACTCTCATCATCAGCCTCAAACGAACCCAGTGTATCAATATCTTTCATACGATTGTATGCAGTATCAATAGCATCATATAAATCAATTACGGTTTTCCGTAACTCTTCATTGTAATCATCCAATTTTTCATTTTTATTCAGCAAGTTAATTGTAGTAAATGATAAAATTAGAATCACTATTATTAATATACCCCACTCCATAATTAAGATTCTTCTACTTCGCCAAAAATACTTTTGAAATCAATTTTCTCTGGCATTTTTACAGTTTCTAACTTTTTCTTTTTAGTGGGTCTACCACCTACGTTTCGAGGTGTAGTATCACCACTCTTTAGCTTCTTCCATCTCTCCCATTTGTATCGAGTCGCCATAATGTCCGCCTGATGCATTAAGTATGGGAATGATGATTTAAGAGCTTTGTTAGGGTCGTATGAAATATAATATTCTTTATTAGCTTCATCGTACAACCCATCGGTAAGTTGAATAGCAATCCATTCATTTTCTTCAACTTTTACACCAAATTGATTTAATAACCAAAAAGTTCTAGCTGTAAGGTTCATAAAGTTTAAATCAGGATTTGCTTTGTATATTTTACCTTGATTTTCAATATGCCATTGTGAATCATTTGGAAGATACCAACTCTCATCCATCGTACCAACCTTACCTAAGTCGTGGTGTAGTGCTGAGAAGATTACATTCTCTTTTGTAAACTCGCCTAACCCAATACCCTACTCATTATATAAATCATATAATTTAATTGCGTTTCTCGTAACTCTGAGAATATGGTCTATATATCCACCAGCAAATGCGTTGTGGAAGTGTTCCATAGAAGATGCAGGTGTGAGTACAATTCTATCCTCAAGATGGTCATACATCTTATTAAGAGAATCTAACCTATCACCTGTGAAAGTTTGGTTTATCAATTTACGAAATTTATCGTAATTATCTTTTATTTGCGTTTCATTTAAAATGTGTATCATAACTTA